CAGTATTACCGATCTTGGTGTTACCCATTATGTTTTGAACCGAACCTACGTCTGAGTCTTTAGAAGACCCTGGGATAATATTTAATGCATCGACATACTGACCGTTAGGTAGTACGCGCTCATCATAATCTTTATTCATCACCCCAGCGGTGAAATTTCTTGATACTTCCATTATTTAATCCATTTAGATTGATTTCTTAATACCATCAATAAACGTGATGGATGTAAATTGCTTAGACGAATCTTAGCATTACGCAACTTAGCTGTCTTCTCTCTACGTGCTCTATTTACAACGTACTCCTGAACACCAAACTTGTTATCAAGTATCGCCCATTTCATGTACGCATACACAGCCTCTTCAGCTAATTTATTTATAGAAATCTCTCCATCGTCTCCTTTTTCCATACCGTCAGATATGTACTCAAGAACTACGTTTTCATTTGGTATAACTGAACTGAAGTTAATTACTCCACTTTTATTATCTATTCTGAATGTAACGTTACCGTTAGATGTCTCAGGATCAGACCCAAATATACCGCCTACTTGTCTTGTGAAATACCAATCACCGTCAACAAACCAACCGTACTGCCCATTGTATTTTCCATCACCTAAATAAATACGTTGTGTTTGACCTAGTAATCGGTCCATATCTAACTTAGATGCAGTTTCAACAACATTACCAAAAATGTCGAATACAATATCAAGATTATTATCTTGCAAGTATGAGTTGGAATAGTTAGTCTGTTTGTTTTCAATCATTGGGAATAATACTCCATCTTTCTCAAAACTAATACGAACATAGTTCACGTAGTCTGGAGGAAGAACCATTTGGAGTGTATCGCTGATTGTAAGCTCAAGAATCTTTACGTTACGTAACGCATCGTAATTTAACTCCTGGATAGCTCTCTTCGCGTGAAACAGAATATTATATCGCTCAACGTTATTGATTAACTTATCGTTACCGACGTACATCAACTCAAAGTTTGTTACAATATCATTAAGTGATACGTATTGATACGAACCCCAATTCTCGTTGGTAGGTATGTTACCTCCATTCTGGTAGTACTGAAAATCTGTAATATATCCCATTATTGCTCTTGCTTATCTTGTATCTCTTCTGCTTTAGCCATCTGAACAACTTCATTCTCTCTGATTGAAACGCCAGCTAACTGTAATATTCTTATGATTAAGTTCATCTCATCACTCAGCGGCAACTCAAAGTCTTGGTAGTCAGTCGCATTATTATTAAATAACGGAGAGTCATTCACCATGATGTAAGTCCACTTAGGATCAACTGGATAACGTAAGTAGTTAGCCGTAACCAATGAAGTGATAGTCGATGGATATACAGTTATATCATTAGAACTCAATGTGTATGATGGATACAAAACAGATGGAGCAGTCAATTGAGATCCAAGTAAATATAGGATCTTACCATGCGTAACCTTCTCAATCTCAACATTTCCATTGTACGTCAAACGCTCCATCTTATATAAATCAGACGGCACAGGAAACGTGTTTGTCAACGAATCATATACCAACGGTTCTGCTGGTACATTGAATATATCAATTACGCCTTCAATTCTTTTCTTAATATCAGCGTATTCACTTCCATAAATTCTAGCGTTCGTTTTTTGAACAGCCATCGCATAGTTAGTGAAGTACTCCTCGAATATATCACGTTGCGCTTGAATTGCATAATTATTGAACTCATCTGGAGTTATATATCCATTGTTGTCCTTATTGATTATGTCAAGTACAGTATTTCTTACACTATTAATCATAATACAAAGATAAAACAAAAAAAGTAAAAAAGCCCATGAACTAAATCACAGGCTTTCAAAGTTATATAAAAATATGTTATGCTAGTACTTTCGTCAACTGAACAAACAAGTCTTTTCCTTCATTACTTTCTAGGTAAGACTCTAGCGCAGTGTATGCATCCATATCCATTGGAACGACCATTAATCGTTTTTTATTCTCTGGGAAGTTGTTGTAAATTTCTTTACCACCGTTTCTTAATGATAACCATCCTTCAGATACAGCTCGACGAGCTATGTTTTGTTTCTCTAATGATGGGTCTTCAAATAACTCAAGAACTGACATCGGATCACGTTGTGCATATTTCATCATGTCACGTCGAATCTCGCTACTTGTCATGTTATCAACTTTATTTCCAATTAATACACGAGCAACTGATTCCAATACATTGATATCACAATCTCTTGTTTGAACTAAAGCATCTGTAGCAATTTTCAACCAGTCGATTTCTTCTTCAGCAATCTTCTCGTGGTTTAATTCCATATATTTCAATCCATTATCTGGATGGATATCCATAAAGTTTTTTAAACCTACTTCAGATTCATTAACAATCAATACTCCATCTTTGAATTCAATTGGCTCAAGGATAACCTCTCCCTCTTGCTCATCAACAAATGGTGACTCATGATTTCTTGCGTAACGAATAGCTCGGTATTTACCTGTTTTATCTTGCGCAATTAAACGCGTTCTTTTTGTATCTCTTGATGCTAAGATAAAGCTCATTGGCTTTGCATCACCTTTTAAGACATAGATTGTCTCTGACTTTTTTGTTTTCATTTAATATGATTTAAAATTTAATAAAAAGAGAGGGACACTAATGCCCCTCTCTAGTTTTTATATTATCCTTTAAAGATAACAAAGTTATTAGCACCCATTGTACAAAGAGCACGCTCTGACAAGAAGTTAACTTGCATTGCATCCAAATCGCTTGTTTGTGCACCACCAGCTGATCCTGTCATCCATGTTTTGTAACGACGATCTTCTGTTTCAGAAGCACGGTAACGAACGTGTAAGAACGGACGTTTAGCGTTTTGACCCAATACTTGATCGTAAACAGTCATTGTTCCAGCAGGAACTAACACACCATTTACTAAACCACCTTTGATACCACCACGCAATGTAGCGTCGTTTAAGTATTTCCAGTCAGTTTTGTAGAACTCGTATCCACGTTTGAATCCTTTGAATCCTAAGTTCAATGCCATATTCTCATCATTGTCGAATAAACCGTAAGAAGTACCGTTTACACCGTATGAATTTTGAGTAGCTAACATATCGTCGATGTCAAAAGAGAAATCACGATTAACGAACAATACATTCTCTTGGATTGAACCTTGTTTATCTAAACGTTGGATGATTGTATCCCAGTCATTTAAAACACTTGGATTACCACCTGACCAAACGTTACCTTTAGTGCTGATTGCTTCAAATAAACCTTCAGTACCTTTGTTACCAGCATCACCAGTTACATTAATTGCACCTGAGTTAGTCTCAGCAGGAACACCCTCGATCATTGCCATCTCTAAGTAGTCATCGTAACGTAAACGAGTTTCATGCTCAGATTTCAAATACCATAAGTATCCAGAAGCACCATTCTCTGTAGTTACCTCAACCCATCCGATTTGCGCCATATCAGAACCTGATACTTCGTATTTATCTTTGATGATGATTGGAGATACCTCACGGATTGATGGTTGAGCCTCTAAAGACCCGTTCATTCCGTTAGAACCTTTTTTGAACTCAGAACCGTAAACGAATGCAGTTGATACAGCAGCAGCAGGAATTGTTTGACCTCCAGCAGCGTAGTAAGCTACAGTAAATGTTAATCCAGATACAGCTGTAATGATAGCCTTGTCAGATAAAGCAACGTTGTTGTTATCAGATAAGAATACAGTTTGTCCAACTCGGAAGTTACAAGCTGTAATACCAGAGTCAGCTACAGTCCAAGTAGCATTATCAGTTCCAGCTACTGTAGCTGTTGTAACATTCACATATTTTGTATGTAAACGTCCTTGCTCTTCCCACTTGATTAAGTCTGAGTTAGACGGCAACTCAGCACCTACTTGACGTAAGAATGAGTTGATTGAGCGATTACCATACTTTTCAAATTCTTTCTCGTAAGTATCTGGTAGATACTGATTCATGAAGTTGTAGTTAGTAATGTAGTTTGTAGGCAATGTTGCCTTAATTGCAGATGGTTGTAATGCTACCCCACCTGATTGTAATGTACCAGCCATGTTTTCTTAATTTTTAGCTTTGTTTTTTAATAATTAACCTGTTTCCTCGCTCAGCGTCAACAGCCTTAATGCTAAACCCTCCATTTTGCACAACTTGAGGTGTATTACGAGACATGTCAATATTTTTGGAACTAGCCTCTAGCTCCTTGGCATTGTCTGCTCTACCCTGCTCATACGCAAATTTAAAAAATTTGTCTGGGTCTAACGCTACAGCAATTGAGCGATGATAAGCTTCAGCATCTTTAAGTTTACCATCTGCATCCAAAAACTTATTAATAAAGTTTAGTACGCTTGACTGTTCAACTTTAATTTCCTCTGTATCTTTCGGCTTGTAAATAAGTTTGTTACCATCTTCAGTTTTAAATCCGAAACCTTCGAAATTTGAAGAGAATAACTCATCTGTTTTTTGCTGAAAGTACTGAGCTTTCTGTTGCTGTTCTTCGCTTTGCTTCGTCGAAGTTTCTTTAGCTTTTCTAAATTCTTCCCAAGCACTCTTCTCTTCTTCTGGAACATCAAGTCCTCTTGACTCAAGAGGAGCTTTGTACTGTTCTTTCAAAGCATTAAGTTCTTTGGTAGCTTTAGCAAGCTCTTTTTTCTTTGCCCGTTCCTTTTTAGAGATGTCAGCATCATCTGCATATTCATCGTATCCAAACTTATCATTAATCTCTTCCATCAACTCATCACGAGTCAACTCAGGATTCTCATTTGAATACCACTCCAAAAGGACTTGGTCTGGATTCATAGAAGAGTAGTCTTTGTTTAACTTCATAAAGTCATCCAATCCTCTTCCTGTCTCCTTTTTATATTTCTGAAATGCAGCTACATCTTCATCCAACTCTTTTTCAATAACCTTAGGCTCTTGAAATAAGTCATCAAAAGAATTGACTTGCTTTCCATATTTCTTTTCAAAGAACGACTTTACTTTTTCTTCATCAATCTCAATATCAACTGGATCGATAATAGTTTCTTCTTTTTCCTCTGTCTTAATCTCTTCAGCTACTTCAGGAACGATAACATCCTCACCTGCTGCTGCTAATAATTCAGCTTCTCTTACTTGTAATGGCTTTTGTTCAGCATCTTCTACAAGTCTTACTTTAATTTCACTCATTTGATTTAATTTTTACAAAATTAGTAATTTTATTTATTTTATTTTACCACTTCACTTTGTCAGCCCAATAGGCTGCTGACATCTTGCCTTTTGCAATGTTTTTAGCGTGGCGCGCTTTAAATGATGCTCTTCTATTTTTAGCTGCTTCTGACTCACCTTCTTTTCGTGGGCTGCCAGAAACACCTTGTTGTCCGAATCTAATAATCTTCTCGTTACCGTTAGCGCAAGCCTTGACAACGTGAGACTTAGTTGGATGCCCTGGAGTTTTCTTAGGGCTGTTGCACTTCATTTCTTTCTTGTTCAACATATCACTTTGGTTCATAAGACTCCATGTCGAAATCACCTAGGTCATCTAAGCTACTCTCAAAATCCATTGGAGGTAAGTTATTTTTACGTTGGTCTATAAGTTTTGATTGAGCTGAAGCTTGCTTTAATACACGTTCGTCTTTTGCTCTCTCAGCTTTATCTGTTTTCTGTAAGATAGTATCAGCCTCCATTCCTTTCAACTCCATGTTGATTTGGAACTCTTTATCCATCAACTGAGATTTAAGCGCAGCCTCAACTTGAAGTTGCTTAATAGCTAAGTCAGACTCAGTTTGTCTAACAGCCATCTTAGCTTGTGCTTCAGCTTGGATAGCTTGCATCTTAGCTTCAGCAGCCATCGCTTGAGACTCTTGATTAAGTTGTCCTTGCATTTGCATTTGAACATCCTCACGCTCTTGACGTTCTTTCTGACGTTTCTTACGCTTAACTTTCAACATCTCGTTAGCAAGCTTCACGTTACGTATCATTCTAATATCAATAGCATCCTCAAGCTCAATGCTTTGTGTGCTAAGTGAAATCTGAATGTTTTGCTCAAGCATTTGTTTCTGCTCTTCGTCTGGAGACATTTCAATAAAGATACCAAAGTTGTACAAGTACAATTCTTTAATCTCTTCAAGTATTTTCATGTTATACTTACCAACCTTCATTGCGAAATCCTCAGCCATGTCAGAGTACTGAAGAATATCAGCAATACGTAACGATACGCATTCAGCTAAAGTCTTAGTAATGTACATGCTAGCATCAAGTATGTGGCGAGTAGCTACGTTACTGTTAAGTGCAGCAAGTTTCTGTAATCCAACCAATGCATCAGGATCTGGAGTAGAAGCATCTCTAGCCTCGTTAAGTCCAGTAACGTCACGCAACATATTTAAGTTATGGTTGTAGTCTGAAACCAATGACTGCATCTTATCGAACGCAGAGCTTGTATTCAACTGCTGAATCGGAACTCTAGCATTGTTAAACTCTCCATCTTGAGTAAAGCTACGTCCAATTACGGAACCAGTTTGGAAGTATAATCTTAATGCATCCTCTGGAGTATATGCAGCTCCTGTGCCTAGGTCTACTTCATTAATACCATCAGCATCAATAAATACCCCATCAGGAACTATACGTGACTTAACTTGTTGTAACTTCAAGTGAGTCATTTGAATCTGATCAGCAAAAGGAATCATACGTCTAACTAAAGACTCAATAACACCTTTGTACATTCTAGGAGCACAAGCAATATAGTTTGGATATGCATGTTGCATGGAAGATTTTTCTCTAACCATGTTTTTAGACATCTCCCACTTAATCATTTTTTGAGTACCCATAATCATGATACCCTCGTACCAAACGTCTTTCTTAACTCCAAGTTTCTCGAAGTTCTCGTTTGGCTCAGGATTGAATGAAGAATCTTTTTTGATTACCTTCTCTCCACCTGTTGACATTTTCTTTTTCTTGTATACAAACTCCTTAGTGGTTTTGTAGTTAAAGTAAAGTAATGTAATAATATCTTTTTGGAATATATCATATCTACGCATTGATGGATAATTCTCCGACCATGCAGCAGACATGCTACGTATTTCTTCTAATTCTTTATCTGTTAAATCTGGATTGATTTTAAGTAACTCATTGATATGAACCATCTTAACTTCACCCCAATAGAAACAATCGTCAAAGTATGGATCTTCAGTGTAGCTATAAACAACATTAGCAGGATCGACGTAACGTAATCTTACTCCGTCTCCCTTTAAGAATTCATGCTTACCAATACCAATCCCTAGAACTGTCATGTCGTAGTTGATACGGTCTCTGATTTCATCATACTTGTTCTCAAGCATGATAGTATCAATAGCAACCTCCTCAGCAATCTCGATAGCAGGCTTGTAGTTTAACTGCATGTATAAAGATAACTCATCGTCATCCTCAGGAAGTTTATCTGGCTCAACGTTAAACGCATCAATACCAAACTGCTCCTTAGTCTGCATCAAGAAATCTTTAGCGATCATGTCAGCTTCAATCATATCTTGAAACGCATTTCTCTTCTCTGCTGAGATAATATCTTGTGAAAACGCTTTGATTGACATCTCTCTGTCTCTCATTCCGTTAACAACAATGTCAACAAATTTAGGTATAATTGGAACTGGAGTAAAGTCTAAGTTTAAGTGAGACAAGTCTCCATCCGTTGACATCTCATTTTTGTACTTAGATATAGGTTGCTCCGCACGAGCATATAATCTCCTTTTATGGAATTCAGCCCATTGGTCGTAGAATCGACAACTACCGCCTCTTCGCTCAAACCATTCCATTGAAATGGCGTTACCAACTTGTCTACCATACTCCATCGTTTCTTTCTGAACATCAGGAACAAGCTCGGATGGGAACGCTTGATACGGAATCTTTACCTCTATACTCATTTAGTTAATCTTTCAATTTTCAAAATTACGATTAATTTCTGACAATTTTACTCGTTGTACCTGTATTATCGTACCTAGGAAGTCTTATCGTCAGTTTAGGTTTCTCTGATTTACTAACAAATGCATGTCTATTTGTAGCCATGATAGCTAATCCACTACTAATGGAGGCATCATGTTTAGTTCTGTTGTTAATATCGAATCTAGCCCAGTCTTCTAGCGTTCTAGAGAAATACATCTGACCTACTTCTTCTGGGTCACGATATACTCCTTCCGTATCTATACCAACGTACTTCTCAATATATGTCTCAATACCACTAGCGTGAGCTTGCTTAACGTCTTCAGAACTGTTAGGTATACCACCTAACTCACGCTCTGTTTTCGATAGCATGTTAATCTTTTTATCTGGACGGTTAATGGAGAAATTCCTATACCCTCTGTTCTTAAAGTGATACAGCAAACGCTGCTTGTTATTCTCAATTAATATCGGCATACCGTAGAACGCACAAGCCATCAGTACTTCCTCAAAGAAAATCTCAGCTGTCTGTGGTCTAGCAATATACTCCAAGAAAAAGAAGTTACTTGGCGCATCGTCAACAGTAAAACCTGTCTTGCCGTGAAGTGCTCCGTTGGAAGCACGCCCGTCTACAGTACCAGATATATCGTAAGGGTCACATCCAAACGCACCGACGTGTTCGTTACCTGGATAGAATACTCCGTTACGTTTAATAACGTTGTTTCTCATTGTTGCTGGAGGCATCCACGACACAGCAAAACGTCCTCTGACATCTGGAGTCCATATAACTTCAGAATCTTGCTTACCGTCGCGCCAATGGAATGAACCGCGTACAACCACTTTATCTCGTATTAGAGACTCGTTGTAGTCCACTTGCTGGTATATCTTCGTTAAGTTAAAGATACTCGCTTTAGACTCATCTCTGAACGCGTGCGACTCTGTTCTAGGGAACTGTCTGTACCATTCATTTAACGCATCAGGATCTGATTTAAGAGACTCAACCTCGTTGTTCCAATAAGATACAACACCTTGAGTTATCCACTCACCGTCAAGTCCTTTAATCGGTTCTTTAGGATCGTCTATTACAGCGAACCCGTATTCATCAAGATATCCCTCAAAATTGTAGTCCATCGGGATGAATAGAGAATATAATCCGCTCTTCGTTTGACCATTCTTGTTCCTTTTCTTAGGGTCCGAATCATAATATAAATCTTTGTAATTTTGTCCTCCTTTTAATAATGCGTTTGCTGTCGAGCCCATCATACACTTTCCTGTGATACGCGATCCTAGACGTAAACATGTTTTACGTACACGCCAACCGTTAAGTATATTATTTGGTCGCTCTAATTTGGCAGCCTCATCCTCAACTAAGAACAATAGCTTTTCACCGTCATAAGCGTTCTCGTCTGTATTTTTCCAGTCAATTGACGTGTCCAATCCTTCGACCTCATCAACGTTAGACTCTTCATACATATTCTTTTTAGTAATCCTTGAAGCAGGTAGCCTAAATGCTAACTCTGTTTTAGGATTATCCATACCATCTTGAACGGGCTTGAAGAAGAATGGATAGTTTTTTACAATTGGAACAACCTTATCTGTAAACATCTTCTTAGCATCGTTACCTGTTTTGGAACAGATACCAAGTCGCGCATCTTTCGAAATCGTTCCTATGTTAGAAGTCTCTGAAGCTGACATAAACGAGAATCCTGAACGTCTATTCTTTAGATAGATCATCCCGAAACATCTGTTATCAGCTTTACAAGCTTCCCAGTATATGAAGTAAATTCTATTTGATTCACGGAAGTCAGGTAAACCAACATCAATCTTAGACCAATTAAGGTACATGTAGTGACTTCCAGTGACGTATGTCTTCTTATTCTTATTAATGAACCAATGACCCTTCTCTCTTCTATCAAACTCCTCGTCAATATAATCAACGTACTTTAACTTGAATGGGTTGTCTTTACGATTCCAATCAAATATAGTCTTGAGTCTAGATAGTTCTTGTGGTATTGGAGTAGGCTTCCACTTGCTGTTATTGTTCTCCACTTTGTCTGGAGCTTCAGGTAACGCAATGTAAAGTCCGTTGATGTGATAAATCTCACCTATAGTACCGTCCTTTGATATGATAATCAAATCATGTTCAGCGTCATACCCATAATTCCACTTCTTAAGTTTATTCTTACGGGTTTTGAGACCTTTGTCTACGTAGTTAGGTGCTATCTCGTACAGTGGCATACTACTTACCTTTTGCTTTTCGTTCAGCGAAACTTGACGGAGCGATTACATCTGCACCGTTCTCTAACGCTTCAATTTCTAATTCCTCTAGCTGAACTCTATTAAGAATCTCTAGCGCATCAAATATAGCTAGCTTCTTTGACTGAGCGGCTCTAACTAACTTGTCAGCAGCTAACCCATCTTCAGTCGTATTGTCAGCATTTAATCTGCTGTGTATAAGCGGTTCTTCTGCAATCTTGATTAACTCGTCGACTGCTGTTCTACCTGCCTTGCAAATACGTTTCTTCTTGTTGATTATTGATTCTTCCATACCAAGTTTCTTTTATACATTCTGTACATTAACTTACCGTTAATCTTAAACTCGTATTCTGAGTCTGGCTGAAATGAAACCTCTTCACCTGCACTAACCATTGGGTCTGAACTGTACGCTATCTTTCCGTACAGCTTTTTAAACGATCCCATGTTATCACTTGCAATTGGTTCTACGAACATGTACGGAGAAGGAGCCATCCAATCCCCCTCTGGCTTCTTGTATAAGAATAGCTCAATATCCTCCACAACATAGTAATCCTCAAAAACATGAGCAGAGCCGCTTTTCTGACGACCCTTCATGTCAAAGAATTTTCTAAATACATTATGGTGTACAATGACCTCGTCCCCAACAGAAATCTCTCCGTTGTAGTCATGTGGAACAGCAACTACTATTGCGTATCTGTTTGTGGCTTTATGGTCTTCTTGCGATGTACTTAGTACAAGCTTCTTACCCTCGCCAACATCTTTAACGTTATCGTATCGCTTTCCACCTTTTGGCTGAACCAAGAAGTGAAATATTGATTTCATATCAAAAGTCTATATTGTGCTCTACAGATATAGGAATTGTCACTGTGAATGTCTTCCACAGCAATACTTCTTCGTTGTCGTTCTTAATGTAGATTAAATAATCTCCATCAAAATCACGTACAATAGAAGATATTTTATGAGAGTTTCCTAAAACATCTTGACCTACAATAAAATGCATTGCATTCTTGTAATCTGGACCAACTGATATTTTACGAATTAAACTCATTTCTCTACTTCTCCTGTAGCTAGGTTAATTGCTTTAGCTTCGTACTCTTCTTTGAGTTCGTTTTCAATAGCAATCAACTCTGCCTTAGCCTCGTTTATAGCGTCTTTGATTTCGAATTTACGCTCTGTAATCATCATCTCATGTAATGAAATATCAGCTAACTCTGAACGTAATCCTTGAAACTTTGAATGAGCAGATCTTAATTTATCTAAGCTCTCTTGTGGTAATTTTTCCATTTTAATTAAATTTATTTCTGCAAATATAAGAAAAAAGGCGATTAAACAACCGCCTTAATTCCTAAACTTCTTATTGAGTCTCCTGCATTGACAACATTAGCAGATAAAATGAGGTACTGATTAACAGACCAATCTATCGTTAAGTTAACTGGTGCTATGGAAGGAGATACAATTTCGTCATTGAGCATTGAAGCTCCAGGGTTTAATACATATGTTCCAGCTGAAGTAACGCAAAGTTGCATGAACTTGTTTACAAATAACTGAGTAGTTCCAGTTGTTAGTGTTCCTATTGCTGTACCTACAGATGCATTAGTCGTGTTTAAACTCATACCGTATGTTGCTCCGCCTAGCGATCCAACTTTCTCAAATATACCTCTCAACTCAATAACATCACCTGTCTTAACTGTGTTAGCTGGAATCAATAATGAATCCAAAATAACAGGAGTTAAACTTGATGTCGGTGTCGACAAGTTAGCTTTAGAGATAACCTTAGCAAAAGTATCGTTAAGGTTAAAAACATTACCAGGAGGAGTGTTCGGTCTATAACCGAACACGTAATCTCCTACTTGGTATGTTAGTACGTTATATGCGTCTAATTTCATATCTTATGCTAATAATATCTTACGTGTTACCCCGTTGATAACAACCGTCCATGTTTGTGAACTTGGTAATGACTCAGTAGTTACTGTACCTGCGTTTTGTGATGCACTACCTACAACAAATTGGTTGCTTGCTGTTGCTGCAGCATTGATTCCTAAAACAACACATTGCGAATAAGAAGATGATGCGCTTTGTCCAATTACTACAGATTGAGCAGCTGCTACAGTATTATTTCCTATAACTACACTGAAAGCTGTACTAGATGAAGCTAAAGTAGATTGTACTCCTATGGCTATATTATTTGTTGCTGTAATTGCATTTTGAAGAGAAAATAATCCGATAGCAATATTAGAAGATCCTGTTGTAAGTGACATTCCAGAAGCGGCTCCTATTGCTGTGTTACTTTGACCAGTAGTCTGAGCTGCTAAACTTAATTGCCCTAATCCAGTGTTAGCACTACCTGTAGCTTTAAACAAAGCCCTGTGACCTACAGCTGTGTTTTGACTACCTGATGTTCCAGTGTATAAAGCTAAAGAGCCTATAGCTGTATTAGAAGATCCCATTGTATTTAACTGTCCAGCTGATGCCCCAACAAAAACATTGTCACTACCTGTAGTTAATGCAAATCCAGATGAATCGCCTAATGCTGTGTTTGAATTACCAGTTGATAGCGATTTAAGAGCACCAGTACCTACTGCAGTAGACCAAGCTGATGATGTGACCGATGATAGTGCTTGTTCACCAAAAGTAGTATTAGACGAAATGTTATTTTTTCCATTATTCCAAACAGTTACATCAGTTACATTATACTCGAGATTTGGTATAGAAGGTCCTTGTGGTCCTATTGCTCCATTTGCTCCAACTGCACCTTGAGGACCAGCAGGACCTTGAGCACCTTGAGAAGCTAATAAAGCCCAATTTGTAGCATCTAAGTCTGGTGTCACCGTACCCGATGTATTATTAATACAAAAGTAAGAAGCTCCACTGTATCCAACTGCATCGTCAACAACATAAGTAGCGCCTGATGTCCAAGACCCTTGCCAGTTTAACCCTGCTGGTCCTACTGGTCCTACTAATCCTTGTGGTCCAATTGGACCTTGAATACCTGCTGGACCTTGCGATCCAACTCCATCAAAATTTTGTTTTCCTACTTGGTTAAATCTGAATGTGTCAAAAGCACTTTCTGTGTAAGCATTTCCTAAATCGTCTGTGATTTCACTTAGGAACATACTTGTAAAAACAGGCTGTCCATTAACTAAAAAGTCGTAAGATGTAACTGCTGTTCTTAGTTTTTCAATCTGAACTGTTTGTGAGTTGAACTCACTAGTAAGATTACTAGTTGAATCTTCAACAATAACAAACGCTCCTGTTTTGTAAATTTTGTAACTCATTTTTTGTCGTTTTTAAAAGTTTTTCAAGAAATCTATTATAGTATCGCACTTTACTCCTGCTGGAAGTTCTATAATGAACTCTCCTTCAGTACCAAGTATAATAACCTTAACAGCTTCTCCCATTGTACAAAGATAATTATTTTTAATTACTTACCTTGACCTCTATATTTTTTAGTATATAGCTTGCTGCTTTTAAGTTTGCTTTGCTTGGTTTTACCGTGAACGCAAGGTCTGCTTACTTTTACTGCACTCTTTGCTGAGCCAGTTTCTTTTACTTTAGCCATCCGTAATATTTTTTAGTTAATTATTGTTTGTAAATCTTTTTCATTTTTAACAACATGCCCTTTTACTGTAGCCTGTTTTCCATATAAACAGTGTCCTACATTTGAATTAGTACAATTTAAGTATTCAGCTATCTGTTTAGTGCTTTCAAATACACCTACTATAATACCATCTTTTAATAATACCTTTCTACCGAACTTTTCAGAATGATATACGTTTTTACGTACATTACTTATTTTTTGCTTAGTTTCATCGCTATGTTTCTTTCCGTAGAACGGATTATTTTCACCCTTCATTAATTTAGAATGCTCTGGTCTTTTTATGCCTCTTGTTTTTGATATTCTTCCTTTTAGAGCTTTACCATAAGTATTACCAATATTTGTTATTCTATAAGCCTCTCTAGCTTCCTCATAATCTCTACTAGAAAAAAATCGTTTTTGATGTTTATTATTTGAGATCATTTTATGAAAAGCTAAAGCCATCTGTCTATCTCTATAAATTAACCACAACAATTTATGAGCTAAAAAATGTTCTCTAGAAGTTAGTAATACTAAATTTGATTTATTATTTGAACCTCCTTTGCATTTAGGTACTATGTGGTGGTTTTCGAAATATTCACCATTTTTCTTTAAATCCAATCTAAGCTCTTTAATATCAATCCTAGTAGACATTAGTCTATCGTATACTAACTTATGATTCATTTAATCCAATTATAATATTTTTTAGTAAGCTCTGATCTGTGTGATAATCCTGTGGTACCTCCATTTATACGTTTAGTTAATGAAAGTATCGTAGCGTCAGTTACTCCTTTGTCGCAAATATCCCATAGTTTATTTCTATCGAAGAAAAATAACGCAGACTCAAATGCGTAATCTGAAGCGACTAAATCTGGGTTCGTCATAATCTCTTGGTTCTTGATGTGGTTAGCGAAGTTTTGGTAGTTAGCTTTACCTGTCAACTGAATTGCACCACGTCCACGGAACTTGTATCCGTCACCAGATGCTTCATCACCGTTACCCATTCTACTTGCGTAAGCTCTGTTAGCAATCTTCTGTGGATTACGTGCGTAAGCGTTCGCTAGAATACTTGTCGGGAAGTACTTAGGGAAAATCTTTTTCAATCCATCTGCTGAATAGTTCAAGTTCTCACTGAACAATTTAAACTCAGCTGTTTCATGCGAAAGTTGCGCGAAGAAATGTGCAGCACGCTCTGGAGTTAATTTATAAAACTCAGCTGCTTTCTTTAATGTATTCGGTCCAAAATCCCCATCAGGATTTGCTCCTACTTTTTCTTGAAGATTAACTAAACTCATTTTTTTCTATTTATTATATTTCCAGCTATTTTAATTCCAAAGGTAGAAATAGTCAATACTAAGAATCCGTCGTATATAAATTCTTTAATGACTAACTCTTTACCAAATGCACCAGTAACAATATCAATCAACAAAACTAATAACATTGCAAAAAATGATACGACACCAACAAATGACTGTTCGTTTATATTATTATCGTCACTTATTA